TCTTGAAATACAAAGTAGTATCAACTTAGGGATGAAAGTTTGTAAGTTCCCTGATTCCGCAATTAGTGCGGCTCAACAAGGAACCAAAACTCTTAACCTTGATACATGGTCGGTATTACTTCCAGACTTTGTTGATTATGATGTTACTTGTAATCCTAATGATAATACTAATGGGGTGCTTTACTATGTGGTTCCATCATTTGGTTCTCAGATTAATCAGACGTATAATGAGTGTATTGGTCTAAAAACAACAACCAATCAAACTACTGTTGATTTAACTAACAACTCATCAATGTATAATGGCTCAGTAAGAACACTATGGTCAACACCAAACTTTGGTTATTTTGACAACAATCAAGTTGTGATGCCAACACCATATCAATACATTAATTATATTGACCCTAACGAAAAAAAGCAAGCACCATTTAAACTTTTATCAACGGCAAATTATTCATCAATAGAGGAAATTTTTTCTGTGTTTGAGAAAAGTACTTTAGATAAATTTGAACAAGAGTTTTTAAATTTCTGTAAACCAATTACGGATGCTGATATTATTCAACCTGAGGCTCAGTACAATACTACTACAACAAATCTTAATGCTAATTTTAGAAATTTTCAGTCATTGATGAGAAGTATTATGGTGGTTCCTAAACCAACAACAGGACAAAATAATTTAGAATACTTTACTTCGTCAATTACAAATCAAAACGGGACTTTCCAAAATGAAATGAAGGCGTTCTTACAATATGATATTATATTCAGAAATGGTAATCCGTCAAAATATAGAAGAAGAGTTTTTGATTCTTATTTATCTTATCTTTCGGCACCAGTTGTTACAGACCCAATACCATTTGAGCCATACGTTCGTGGTTCTTTACCAACAGCAGGAGGTAACGTTTTATTGAGTCAATCAAAACTTGATAACCCGAAGGCTTGGTTTGCTCTTGAAACTGAAGTTGGTTTTTCAACAATTAATAATGTTGAATATAGTTCAACAGGTTCATATATCACCGACTTTTTTGTTCAAAATAATATTAAATTTACTGAAGCGAATGTTGTTATTTTAGCACCACTAATCAAAATGTTCGCTGCAAGAAAATTAGAAAGCCCTCAATTAACACCAGTTCAGTTCAGAAATCAATTATCACTTTATCTACAAAGGGAAGAAAATTTTCAAAATAACTTATTAGGGTTAGTTCTATCTGGAGTAAGAAATAAATTACCAATACAACAACAACTACCACAAAAAGCAATACCAAGTGCGGTTAGTGGAGAACAACCTAAAGTTGAACTTTGGGAAACATTTAAAGCTATAAATGACAAGTGGATTGCGGGTGACGATTTTAGAACAAAAACTTTATTTGAAGATATGTTGTTTTTGGATAGAGCGTCAAGAAATATCGGTGATACAATTCTAATAGATATATTTGATATTCAAGGAATGCTTGATAAAGATTCTTTGAACAACGCGATGAGTGTTTACAGTCTTGTTGCGAGTATCTTAATTAAGAATAATTTTGTCGTTATGAATCTACCAGCGTATGTTAATTTTTATAATGTACAAGATATTGATGGAACCGAGGTGCCACAAACGGAAGGTTCATTAGAGTTTGCAAATAACATGTGGGGTACGTTTTTAGATGTTGATTATAGAAAATCTAGCCCAAAGATGGTTTGTTTTTATTCTCCAAGACCGTCAAATTATTTAGCCCTACCTAAAGGTAATTTCAGATTCAGAGATGATTCATTTGAGTTAAGGAGAGCTTCTGAAAATCCGTTAATTGAAAATCAACAAGGTAAAAAAGATTGGGGATTATCAAATAAGTGTGTTGGATTTAATGTTGATATTGGAACGAGAAATCAAAATATATTTTATTCGTTTAGCGTTTCACAAGATAACGGACTTGCTACTTCTGAAGCAATTAACACTTTAATTAATATGACCAATAATGCAACAGGTAAAAATGTTGCAACACAAAATGCCAGTTTATATAACATATATAAACAAAGAAGTTATAAGGCAACGGTAACTTGTTTGGGTAATGCAATGATACAACCATCAATGTATTTCAACCTCAGACATGTCCCAATGTTTAATGGACCTTATATGATTTTGGATGTACAACACCAAATTCAACCAGGCAATTTTCAGACTAGTTTCACAGGTGTTAGACAAGGTATATATGACTTACCTGCCATAGATAATTTCTTACAAAGTATTAATCAAAACCTATTGACCAAACTTTCAGAAGTTCTAAAAATTAAAAAAGATATTCCAACTATTACTGGTTTGACTAATAATCAAAAAACTGCTCAAGTAGTTCAAAAGGCAGATAATACGCCAGACGCTTCAAATAGTTGCGTAAGTAATGTTGACGTTAATGCTTATCCTGATTATGTAAATGTCCCACCAAAAGCAACAAATATAAGTAAACAAGCATTTGCAGATAGGTTGATTGCTTTATTACCAGGGAAAGAAGCGTTACAAGCGGTTATATATTCAATATCATATGTTAGAAGTTATGTCAAAAACAGTGATACGAAAGGCAATGGTGAATTTAATGGTTTTAATAATAACTTTGGGGGTGTTTCATTATATATCAATTGGGCACCAACAACAGAATTCTTCCTAAAACAATATTCTTGTATTAATGTAAAAGGAAGTGGATTACCAAATGGAACTTCAGAACCGTTGGTAGGATTTACTGATGTTGATTCATATATAAAATTTATGGCAGCAAGACTTGAAAAGAATGTACCAAGAATTTTAGACCCAGGACAAACATCTGGAGGATTACCACAATATTATGTTTGTAACTGGCCTAAAGAAAATGTTAGTGTAGGGTATTATCAATCTCATTTATCCCAATATACAGATGTTAGAAATTCATTTAAAGAGGCATTACAATCATGTGTAAGTGTTGGAATTATTAAAGAAGTAACAAGAAAGGATTTAATTGCTGAATTGAAAAAGGTTGAGGAAAAAATAAAACAAATTGGGGTTACACCAACACCATCGCCAGTACCTGTATTGCCAGGACAAGTTTGTCCTCCAGCTACAATAACAACATTCTCACCATTGGTTGGAAATAAGGGAACTATTTTACAAATCAATGGAACAAACTTAGATGTTGTAACTAAGATTTTTATAGGGAATACTGAAATTGTGGTTAAAGATAATAACAATGTTACCATATTTAATAGTGAAACCTTAAGGGTAACTTTACCACAAATTGGGACAGGTGTTCTTTCAGAAGGAAAAATTAAACTTGTGAGCGGTGATTATGGAGAGTATCTTACGACAACATTATTTAAATACGACCCATCAGTTATTGCATCTGAGGCGGCGTCTCCTGGTGGATATGCGGGTAATAATCAAACCTCAGTAGTTTCGCCATCTATGAATTCTAATACTAATCCACAAAATACTGCACCTGTGACATTGGTTTCAAAGTATGAAGCCAAATCTCCACCTGATGTAACTGATAAGTTAACTGTTAGTGTTAACACAGATGCGGGTGTTTGGACTATTAAAAAGTTTGTTAAGATGACCGTTTCTGTGTTTAATAGAACAGTGGTTAATAACAACACAACTCAAACCTTAAAAACAACGGTAGAAACCACGTTATCTAATTATGTTGTTAATAATATTTTCACAATAACACATGACAATATTAAAACACTTTTATTTGATACTCCAATAGTACCATTTAATACAACACCAATAAAACCTGATGAGGTGGTATCAATTCAATTTGTGATTACTGCAGATGCGGTTGATAAAGTTAAATACCCTCAACCAACAATACAATCTTTTAACTTTGTTTATAACAAACCTGTAACAGAAACACCTTCATCTCCTGCCGCTTTATTAGCACAAGTGCTTAATGCCCAACCAGGGTCTTTGATTAGAGTGGGAGAAACTTTTAGTGGTGGTTTACCTGACTATAACGGAACATCATACTATAATATCAAAAAACCTGCGGGGGGTTATATTACATTTAGGTTTGTTTGTCCGAACTTGCTGACCATCAAACCTCCAACCGTAACAGCAATACCAAGCTTGGATGAGGCGACAATTGTGATAACAAATAACCCTGACACAAAATATACAAATGTTATTGAGGTTAAATCATTAGGAACGTTCCAATTAGGGGTTAGATATACTTCGGAAGATTTGAAATGGACAAATCCATCAACAAACAATATAGAGTTAGTACAAGGAGGGGTAACAAGTCCACCATTCACTTTATAGGATAACAATATATTTATATAAAAAGATTTTTATGAATTTAAAATCAGCATTAGATAATTACCTTGGAAAATCAGTAAGATATTCTGAGGAAGATAACGGAGATGGAACAAAACAAGTTTGTGATTTAGACACAGGCGATTGTTACACCGTTAGAGAAAGAGACGGTCTTATTGAAAGAGCGGGGTACCAAACAACAATAAACAGAAAAGTTAGAGTTGAAACTTCAAGAGGAGTTAAAACATTATTAAACGGATAAAACAATGAGTTTAGACAAAAAAATTATAAGCGAGATTGAAAGATATAGAAAGATTAATAACTATATCTTGGAGCAAGCGGCAGCACCTCCACCACCAGATTTAGGAGCATTAGCACCAGCACCTGGTGAAGTAGGAGCGGGAGCACCACCTCCACCAGCGCCAGCTGAAGGAACACCACCTCCAGCGCCAGAAACACCTCAACCAATTGATATTGAGAATGACCCTGACGTTGAGAAGATTGACGATGAAGGAAATTCTGAAGAGAAAGGTGAAGGTAGTGGTACCGAAGAATTAGATATCACTGATTTGGTAGATTCACAAAAGAATATTGAAACGAAACAAGAAGAATATTTTGAAAATTTATTCAGTCAACTTTCAAACTTAGAATCTAAATTAGGTGAAATGGATTCTATTATGAACAAGTTGAATTCTCTTGAAAGTAAAATAGAGAAATACAGAGAAAAAACTCCACAAGAAAGATTGGAATTAAGAACTTTGGATTCATATCCGTTTAATCAAAAACTTTCTACATTCTTTGATGACAAACAAGAAGATATGGAAAAGACTGGTAAACATGAATATGTATTAACTTCAGATGAAGTTGAAGATATCAACACAAGTGATATTAAAGGTTCATTCCAACCAGGTGGTGGGGATAGTTACGACAACGAATTTAAAAGATAAAAAAGGGGACTGAAAAGTCCCTTTTTAATTTGACATATAGGGATTTCCCAATTATATTTAATAAACAATAAAACACTTTAAAATGAGTAATGCATTAGACGCCGTATTGGCACAGTATGAAAAAAATCAAATCGGGGGCGGGGCCCAAAGTAAAATGTCGCAAGACGAAAGAATGAAAAAGTATTTCGCTTTAATCCTTGGGGATAAAGAGAAATCAGGTCAAAGGAAGATTAGAATCCTCCCTACACCAGATGGTTCTTCACCATTCAAAGAAGCTTGGTATCATGAAATCCAAGTAGGTGGTCAATGGCAAAAGTTCTATGACCCAGCAAAAAATAACAACGAACGTTCACCTTTGAATGAGGTTTACGAAGAGTTGATGTCAACAGGAAAAGAATCCGACAAAGAATTGGCAAAACAATACAAATCACGTAAGTTTTATATCGTGAAGGTTATTGATAGAGACAATGAACAAGACGGACCAAAGTTTTGGAGATTCAAACACAATTACAAGAACGAAGGTATCTTGGACAAAATCATTCCAATTTGGAGAAACAAAGGTGATATCACTGACCCAACAGTTGGTCGTGACCTTATCATTGAATTGGCTAAGTCAAAAACTCCGAAAGGAAAAGAATACACAACTGTATCTGCAATTATGTATGAAGACCAAGGCCCTGTTCACGCAGAAAAAGAACAAGCAGACGCTTGGATTAATGACGAGTTAACATGGAACGATGTTTATTCTAAAAAACCTGTAGAATATCTTGAAGCAATTGCAAGAGGAGAAACTCCAAAATGGGATAGTGAAAAAGGTGGATATGTTTACGGAGATGCAACTGTGTCTGAAGAAACTATCGGAGGTTCAAAATCTTCATCAAAGAAAGTTGAAGACCCACAGGCTGACGCTGACGTAGATTCGGATTTACCGTTCTAATTTTATAACCAAGGGTGGTGAAAGCCACCCTTATTTTTTTTATATGACATTCAAAGAAGAGATTGAACTACAATCACGAGATAACAAGATGTTGTCTTATGAAATATTAAGTCAATTAAAAGACAAGAATTATTTCTCAGGTAGAAATAAACAAATAGGTGATACTGTTTTATTTGGTATGTTGAGAGAAGAAAGTAAAGAAAGTGACACCCTTTCATTGATTACATTTCATGAAGATGAGGTTGGAGTACTTTACGAAGAAGACAGTATATTCTACAATCAAAACAAAATAAATAAATTACCGAACATAAAAAGGATACAAAATGGCAATCAAGAAGAACAACTTTAATAAAGTTAAGGAGAAGTTTTCAACTTCCGCAAAATATAAGCCTCAAAGATTTCTTGACTTAGGTGGAGATTTTTTAGATGCAGTAGGTCTTCCTGGACCTGCAATTGGACACTTGAATATGTTCTTGGGTCACTCAGATACAGGGAAAACAACAGCAGCGATTAAGGCGGCGGTTGATTGTCAAAAGAAAAAGATATTACCTGTGTTTGTTATTACAGAACAGAAATGGTCTTTTGACCACGCAAAACTTATGGGTTTTGAGTGTGAAGAGATTGTTGACGAAGAAACAGGGGAAATGGATTGGGGTGGATTTTTTATCTTCAATAACAACTTCAGTTATATTGAACAAATTACTGATTACATCAACTCGTTGTTAGACGCTCAAGAAAAGGGTGAATTAGACTATGAAGATGAAGATGGAGTACAATCACCAAGTTTATGCTTTATATGGGACTCAGTGGGTTCTGTACCATGTAAGATGACCTATGACGGTAAGGGTGGTAAACAACACAATGCTTCTGTATTGTCAGATAAGATTGGTATGGGTATTAACCAAAGAATTTCAGGTTCAAGAAAGGCTGACTCTAAGTGGGAAAACACTTTGATAATTATCAATCAACCTTGGGTTGAATTACCTGATAATCCATTTGGACAACCAAAGATTATGGCTAAAGGTGGAAACGCTGTATGGTTGAACTCATCATTGGTATTCTTATTCGGTAATCAAAAAGGTGCTGGTACAACAAAGATTACTGCAACTAAAGACAAACGTTCTGTTAAGTTTGCGGTTAGAAGTAAGGTATCTGTATTAAAGAACCACATCAATGGTTTAGGATTTGATGATGGTAGAATTATTGTTACACCACACGGGTTCTTAGCAGGTAAGGAATCAACAGAAGAAAAAGCTTCTATTGAGAAATACAAAAAAGAATATGCTGAATATTGGAAAGATATTATCGGTACGGATGGTGATTTTGATTTAAAAGAAGAGAGAGAAGATTAGTAACCCTTTAAATAAACAATGTGTCTAAAACTTTATTGGTAGATGGTGATAACCTTTTTAAGATTGGCTTTCACGGCGTTAAAGAACTTTATAATGATGGGGCTCACGTTGGGGGTGTTTATCATTTTATTAATACTCTTCGCCGATTCTTGGATGAACACAACCACGACAAAGTCGTAGTTTTTTGGGACGGAGATTCCAATTCCTCAATAAGAAAAAATATTTATCCGTTGTATAAGGGAAACCGAAGACAGGATATGAATGATTACAAATACGAATCATACTTGCAACAAAAGGCGAGAGTTAAGACGTATTTGGAGGAGGTATTCGTGCGACAGGTTGAAATGGCAAATAATGAGGCCGATGACTTAATTGCTTACTACTGTAAAATTGCAACACAAGAAAACATTATTATATTCTCAGGTGATAAAGACCTCACCCAACTCATATCTGAATGGGTTACAATTTATTCTCCAGTACACAAACAGTATTTCAAAAACGGTGACAAGATTTCTATAAACAAAGTGGACATTCCTCATCAGAATGTAACCGTGTGTAAAATCTTCACGGGAGATAAATCAGACAACATTGAAGGTATTGAGGGATTAGGTGAAAAAACCCTTGTTAAATTATTCCCACAAATGCAGGAAAAAACATGCACTGTCCAAGAATTGTTGGATATTGCACGAAATATCCCGCAAAAGAAACCCATCAAAAGCTTGTCAAATATTTTGACTGGGAAGACAAAAAGTGGTATACTTGGAGAAGAGTTCTACACAATAAACTCTAAAATCGTTGACCTTCATAGCCCTCTGATAACTAATGAAGGAAAACAACTTGTAGAACAAATCCACACCGACACAATAGACCCCACCGACAGAGGATATAAGAATTTAATGAGACTGATGATGGAAGACGGTCTCTTTAATTACCTACCTAAGAATGATGAAGCTTGGGTAAACTTCCTGAAACCATTTATGAAACTTATTAGAAAAGAAAAAAGAAAAGTATGATTGATTATACATTATCTGATAAACTGAAAGTACAGTATCAAACCGCTAACCCGTTTCCCTATATTGTGATTGATAATTTTTTACCAGAATTTATCTTAAAAAAGACTAAAGAGGAGATTTTAAAACACGACATATGGTTCACTGATACCATAGAATGGACTAAACCGTACCAACAAAAAAAGTTTTATTATCCTGGTAATGATACAAAAATTGATGAAATTAGTGTAAAATTACCTATAACAAATCTTGTTATGGATTATTTAAACTCCAATGAGTTTATACATTTTTTAGAAAAGATAACAGGTTTTAAAAAACTATTCAGAGACCCAAAATTAATGGGTGGGGGTATTCACAGAATAAAAAGAGGTGGAAAATTATCTATACATAAAGATTATAATGAACATCCTGAAACAAAAAAACAGAGAAGAATTAATCTTTTGATTTATCTTAACGAAAATTGGGAATCTAGTTGGGAAGGAAATTTAGAACTATGGTCCAACAACACG